ACCAATTTCAAACTAGCGTAGAAGGTCGGCCTATTAAATACATGGCAGACTTTATCATTATTGAAATACCTGGTGATAGAAATACGATTATTGATACATTTGCACGTGAAGAACATCAAAAACGCTTTCCAGTACAATGGGCGTTATATCAGAATGAAAAATCTGATGGTGGTTCTGAGATACAAGGTACACTACTACGTGACTGGCCTATCTTAAATGCAGCACAGGCAAGTGAGTTAAAACACTTTAAATTTTATACTGTAGAGCAAGTAGCAAGTGCTTCAGATGAGCAAATTAGTTCAATTGGTATGATGGTAGGCACAAGCCCATTATCATTCCGTGATAAAGCTAAAGCCTTCTTAGCTAATGCTAAAGATTCTGCAGTAGTACAACAACAAGCTGATGCTTTACGTTTACGTGATGCTGAGATTGATGGCTTAAAACAACAAATGCAAGAGTTATTGGGTAAGTTAAACAAACCAGAAAAGGCTGAGAAACCAGCTAAAGCTGCATAAATAAAGGAAAAGGTATGGCAACTCTATTACAACTTGTTCAACAGGCAACTGGTGAAATGGGACTTGCCGTACCTGCTTCTGTATCAAGTAGCACAGCCACAGATATAGTTCAGTTAATGTATCTAACTAATGCAGTTGGATATGAGTTATCAAGAGAATTTCCGTGGGAATCTTTAAACAGAGAATATCGCTTTTATACGGCTTATGCTCAAAGTGATGCAATAGTAGTCAATCAAAGCGCAACTATTACAGGCATTGATGCTGCGGTAGTAGCTCAAATGGTAGCAGCAGGGGCAACTAATTGGATGGTGACAGGCTTAGGTATCAATCAAGATACTTACATTACTGGTACTCCAACAGCTACAAGCGTAACAGTTAGTCAATTACCTACTGCTTCTAACGCAACACAACTTACTTTTGGTCAAACTAAATACCCACTCCCTGCTGATTGGGATCGTCAGACTGATCGTACACATTACGATAAATCTAAAAGATGGGAGATGCTTGGCCCAACTTCACCTCAACAATGGCAATTCCTAAAGTCTAGTTATATCTCTACCGGGCCAAGAGTACGTTATCGTATTATGGGTGGTGAATTTCAAATATGGCCTATCCTATCTACTAATGAGTACATGGGGTATGAGTACATCTCTACAGCATGGGCTGACAGCGCAGCAGGAGTGGCTCAGCTGAGTTTAATCTTAGATACTGATACTTGTATCTACCCACAACGTTTAATGGTCTTAGGCATTAAGAGAAAATACTTTGAGATTAAAGGTTTTGATACTTCAGCATTTGAAAGAGATTACCAAGCTGAATTAAATATTGCTAAAGCCAACGATCAAGGTTCAGCTACATTATCATTTGCACCTAAGACAGCCAATGTGTTAATTGGTTGGGAAAATATTCCAGACTCACAATACGGAGCTTGATATATATAGCTTGTAAAGAATAGTTAATTACGGATACACTAATACTTCAATAACTAATTGGAGTATGAAATGCCTAGAAATTATGTACGAACAACAGATAACTTTGCAATGTCATGGGCTTTTAGACAATTGTCATTTTGGGAAAGAGTAGAAGCGCAAACAGTAATTGATGGCAATGGATGTCATATATTTACTGGTAGCAAAGATAATTGCGGTTATGGTCGTATTCATAAAGATAAAAAGCTAGTAAGAGTTCATAGAGCAGTTTATGAAAAAGAATATGGATTGATTAAAAAAGGATTAGAAGTGATGCACTCGTGCGACAATCCTGCTTGTATTAATATAGATCATCTTAGTATTGGCACTCATGCAGATAATATGCAAGATATGTATAGTAAAAACAGGCAACACGTACATATTGGAAGTAGTCATGGAATGGCTAAATTAACAGAAACAAATATACCTATTATTAGAAAAAGATTGTTTAATGGTGCAACTTGTATATCAATTGCAAAAGATTATGGAGTAAGTGAAGGTATGATAAGACACATTAAACATGATAGGGCTTGGAGGCACGTATGATGGCAGATAAATACGCATTAAAATTAGCAGCATTATTAGGTGGCTCACCACAACAAGGTGGGCTATCTTATGGTGACTATCCTAATCCTTATCAAAATCCTAATGCTAATGGCGGTGGATTACGTGCTTATAAAGAAGGTACAGGATATGGCGGTCAAATGATGCCTAAAGGTCAAGGTTGGTTAGGTGAATTAACTAATACAGGTACACCAGGTTATGTTTCTACTGAATTGTCAGTAGGTGATAGTCGTGGTGACTTTCCATCAATAACGCCAAATACTTCTGCCGACCAATTAAAAAGACTATTAGCATTAAAGCCTAATCAACGTATACCAAATGATATTTATAATACTGCTTTAGACTTTGCTAATCAACGTAGAGCTTCTGGTTTAAATCCATTTAAGGATTCAATGTAATGGCAGCTAAAAAAGCAGTATCTCAGCCAGTATCAATACCTGCTCCAGTTGGCGGATGGAACGCACGTGATTCATTGACAGCCATGCAACTTAATGAAGCTGTAGTGCTTGAGAATTGGTATCCTGCTACAACAGAATGTGTGTTAAGAAATGGTTATACTAAATGGGCTACAGGCATTACAGGTCAAGTACAAACAATCATGGCTTATTCTGGTGCTGCGACTAATAAGTTATTCGCTATTGCAGGTACAGTTGTTTATGATGTAACGGCAGGTGGTACAGCTAGTTCTTCATTGACAGGATTAACTAATGCTAAATGGGGATATTGCAATATTGCTACATCAGGTGGTAATTTTTTATCAATGGCTAATGGTGTTGATGCGCCTCGTAACTACAATGGTACGGCATGGAGTACACCAACAATAACAGGCGTTACAGCGACTAATTTATTAGATCCAATACTCTATGCTCAACGGCAATTTTTTATTGAGAAAAACAGTCTTAAAGTATGGTATTTGCCCGTTCAATCTATTGCTGGTGCTGCTGCTGCCGTAGATATTGCACCATTTATGACTAGGGGCGGTTACATTGTTGCTCATGGTACATGGACAATTGATGCAGGTACTGGTGTAAACGACCATTATGTGATTATTACTAATAAAGGTCAGGTGATTGTTTATCAAGGTAATGATCCGACTAGTTCAACAACATGGTCAATGGTTGGTGTGTGGGATATTGGCGCACCAGTAGGCCGTAGAAGTATGTACAAGTATGCTGGTGATATGTTACTAATTACGCAAGATGGCGTAGTTCCGCTATCAGGTGCTTTACAATCATCAAGAGTACAACCTAGAGTGGCTATTACAGATAAAATTCAATTTGCGATTAGTGCTGCGGTAACTGATTATGGTGCTAACTTTGGTTGGCAATTAATGTATGTACCTACAATCAATCAACTTTGGTTAAACGTACCTGTACAAGATGGTACTAATCAACAGCAATATGTAATGAATACGATTACAGGTGCTTGGTGTAATTATACTGGCTGGTATGCTAACTGTATGGAAATGTACAATGATGAGCCTTATTTTGGTGGTAATGGTTATGTAGCTCATGCTTATAATGGCTTAGTAGATGATACAAGTAATATTACAGGTACAGCATTACAGGCATTTAATAACTTTAGTAGCGCAGGTACATTAAAACGTTTTACTATGAGTAGGCCTATATTTAGGACAGATGGCTCACCTTCTATTTTTGCTGGCATTAATATTGACTTTAATACTGACATACCAACAACTTCATTAACCTACACGCCTAGTTCTTATGCTAAATGGGATAGTGCTGTATGGGATGCTAATATTTGGGGTGGTGGATTATCAGTATTACAGAACTGGCAAGGTCTAAATGGTGTAGGATATTATGGAGCGCCAGTAGTAAAGACTGCTTGTTCAGGAATTCAAGTAAGATGGGTATCTACTGATGTAGTCATAGAAGGTGGTGGCATACTTTAATGTTAGTTAAAGGTGAATATGTTGCTAGGTGGGTAATGGCTACAATAGGTTCTTTTACTGAAGGTATGACAGCATTGGGATGGGAAGTAGATGGGGAAATTGTGGCAGGAACGGCATTTGAAAACTTCAATGGTAATAATATGTTTGGACATCAGCGAATTGACAAAGCTCCGCCTAAAGAATATTGGTTCTCAGTTGCCGATTATATATTTAATCAATGTAAAGTCAAAAGATTTACGGCAACAATAGAATCAGAAAATAGTAAAGCAATTAGATTAAATAAACACATTGGCTTTGAAATAGAGACTACTCTCAAAGATGCTGGGCGCAATGGTGATCTTATAATTATGGTTTTATGGCCTCAGAACTGTAAAATGTTAAATTGGAGTAAGTAAAATGGGTAAATCATCAGCACCACCACCACCTGACTACGCAGGAGCAGCTAAAGAAACGGCAGCAGGTAACTTAGAAGCAGCAAGAGCTACGACAGCAGCTAACCGAACTAATCAAGTAACGCCTTATGGCAATTTAACCTATACGGCTAATCCTGGTACTGATCCTTATGGCAATACGCTATATACGGCTACTCAGACTTTATCTCCTGCACAGAAAGGAATATTAGACCAGACTAACCAACTTAATCAAGGTTTAATGAGTACGGCTAATCGTGGTTTGACTTATGCAAATGATGTGTTAAGTAAACCTGGTGTAGATCAAAGTCAATTAGCACAAACAGGCATTAATCCTGGTCAGTCTTATCAAGATGCAATTATGTCAAGATTAAGCCCACAAATGGCACGTGAAAATGAGATGTCTGATGCTCAATTAGCTAATCAAGGTATTGCACCAGGTACTGAAGCTTATAACAATGCTAAAACATTATTGCAACAAGGTCAAAATGATAGATTAACTTCTGCGACTACTACAGGTATGAATATGGGATTAGCAGCGAATCAACAAGGATTCCAACAACAAGCCCATAATCAAATGCAACCTATTAACGTGATTAATGCTTTGCGTACAGGTTCACAAGTAACTAACCCAAGTTATGCAACTACGCCTAACCAACCTTATACTGCTGGCCCTGATTTACTAGGTGCTGCTAATGCTCAATACACAGGACAAGTAAATGCTACTAATGCTGCTAATGCTGGTGCTGGTAACTTCATGGGTGGGTTAATGAGTTTAGGCGGTATGGCTTTAGGTGCGCCATCTAGCTCAGTATTTGGCAAGATGATAGGATAATAGGGGATAAACATGAATTTTGCACAATACTTACCTACTTCATTACAAGGTTTAATGCCTGATGGTACAAGTGGCACTCCTAATCAGATGCCACAAGATGACACTATGATGCAATTAGAACTAAAGCGTAAATTTGCTTTAGCTGATGCGTTAAAAAATCAAGCTATGCCACAAGGTCAAATGGTTGGTGATCGCTATGTAGCACCTTCATGGACACAATATCTAGCTAATGCAGTAGGTAAGTATCAAGGCGGACAAGCTGAAAATGAAGCCATGAAGCAATATGGTGATTATAAGACTGCTGAAAATACACGTATGGCAAAAGCTTTAGGTAAGTTTGGTAAAGCCTTTGAGCCTACTACTACAACTAGTACGACTTATGCACCAGGTGTAGGTAAAGAATTAGCGGTAGGTGATACAGTTCAAACAGCACCTAACTTTGGCGTAACACCTAATCTTACTGAGCAGGTAGCACCAACTTCACCTTATGGCACACAGAACATGGAAGGTAACGCTGTTACTTCTGTACCGACTACGACCACATCAACAGTTCAGCCGACTGCTGGTAGTATTAATCAAGCATTTACTGATTATGCTTCAGCTACTAGAAATCCTAAACTTGCTGAACAATTAATGATGAATAGGTTTGAAGCTTATCAAAAACGTAATGAGCCATTTAAACTTGCAGGTGATGAAACTTTATATGGTCGTGATGAAAATGGTAAACCAGTTGTATTGGCTACTAATCCTAAAGAGAAAAAAGCACAAGAACGCTGGTCAGAGCCATATTTACTTGGTGGGCAAGTTGTTGTTAAAAATCTTAATACAGGTAAGATTGACCAAGCGGTACATCAACCAGCACAATCAAATACTAATGTAAATATGCCTAAAGTTGAAACTAGCGCACGTATTAACGCTAATGAAGATTTTACTAAGAATGTTTACAGACCTATACAAGATTCTGCACGAAATAGTGCTGTTGTTTCTTCACGTTTAGATGCTTTAGAAAGTTTACCAATTGGCACAGGTTGGGGTACTGAAGCACAAGCTAAAGCAGCAGAAGTATTAGTTGGTTTAGGCTATAAAGGTGATGAAGCTAAACAACTTGCTTCTAACGCACAATCATTTAGAGCCATTCAAGCTAGACAAGTTAATGATGAGCTTAACATGGCTAAAGGCCCACAAACAGAAGGTGATGCACAACGAGCTAAATCTACCTATGCTACTTTAGGTAATACTCCACAAGCTAATCAGTTTATTAATGATTTACAAAGAGCTGTCATTAAACGTAAAGCTTCAGAGTCTAAATACTATCGTGATAACTATGATAAAGCACTTAATGAAGGTGATTTGTCTAAACTTGAACGTGATTGGATGAGTAATCCACAAGCTTCAATGTCAATATTTGATTATCCTGAAATGAAGAAATGGCAACCAAAAGCAGGTGCGACTGTTAATCCACCTGGAGCTATTAATTATCAAAATACTTATGGCTTAACTCCTAGAAAGGCTCAATAAAATGGCTGATCCTAGAATTACAGAAAATGTACAAAAGATGGTGGATTTAAATGCGCCTGTTGAGCATATTAATGGTTATTTAGCGAGTGAAGGATTAACTCCAGAGCAGTTTAAACAATCAGTTTCTATTCCTGATAGGTCGTTAGGTCAATCATTAAAGATGGGCGCAATGTCAGCCTTACCTAGTGCTGTAAAAGGCGGTGCAGGTATATTAACGGCTGCCTTTAATCCTATTGATACTATTTCTGGTGCTTTGGATTTAGGTGTAGGTGAATTACAAAAAGTATTGCCACAAAAAGCTATTGATTATATTAATGCACGTGATCCGGAAACAGGTAAAAGGGCTGCTGAAGCTGCCAATGCTTTTAATAAAGATGTTGGTGAAGCTTACGGCTCATGGAAAAACATTAAAAATACATTAGCTACTGATCCATTTAGATTGGCTGCTGATTTGTCTATGGTTGCTGGTGGGGCTGGTGAATTAGCCAATGTTTCAAAAGCTAATAAATTAGCTAAAGTATTATCAAAAACAAGTGAAGTTACTAATCCTGTAGGAATGATGACTAAACCTGTTGGCGCAGCTAGTGAGTATTTTGGTAAGTCTGCTGATGAGTTAAATAAACTAAAAGCACAAAACGCTACAATGGATACAACTATTAACCAATCTCAAAAGGCTGGTTATGTCATTCCTAGATCATTGTATAATCCATCTACTGTAAGCAATACGTTAGAAAGTATTGGTGGTAAAGCAGCAACATTGCAAGATGCAGCCAAACAAAACCAAGCAGTTACTAATAGCCTTGCTAGAAAGTATTTAGGATTGCCTGAAGATACTGCATTTTCTACACAACTGATTGATGATTTATTAGATGTACGAGCAGGGCCATATAAAGAGGCAGCACAATTACCGAGTGGCATAGTTGGTCAAACTACTTCTAAATCTATGGGAACTGGTCAAGTAGCTACTCAAAATATTGTTAAAGATGGTAAAACATTGGTATCTGATATTAAAGATGCTAGACAATCAGCTAAAGACTTTTGGTCAGAAAATCGTAAATCAGGCAGTAATCAAGCAAGAAAATCAGCTATTGCAGCCGACCAAGAAGCAGCTAATCTTGAAAGCCAATTAGAAACTTTAGCACAAAACAATCATCAATCTGATTTAGTACAAGGATTAAGACAATCTAGGGTTGATTTAGCTAAAATTCATTCTATTGATCGTGCAATGAATAGTTCTACTGGTGATATTATTGCTCCAGAATTAAGAAAACAATGGATTAAAGATGTACCATTAACAGGGGAAGCTAAAACTATTGCTGAGTTTGGTGATGCGTTTCCAACTATTTCAAGAGAAGGTTCTAGAGTAGCCAATGCTGATGTTAGTCAAGCTAAAGCTATTGCATCATTGTTAAGTAGTGGTAGTGGTGGTGGATTAGGTAACTTAATTGCTGGTGCACCTGGTGCTGTTTTAGGTGCAATCGCTGGTGCAGCCACTCCGTTTATTATTCCACCTGCTGCTAAATCATTAGCTTTATCTAGACTATTGCAAAAACCTAGAACGTATCAACCAGGTATATTACAATCTTTACCTAAAGCAAATAAAACAGGCTTGGGGCTTTATCAAATGAATCAAGCTAATCAGAATCAAGGGGAACAGTAATGTCAAGAAACGGAAGCGGTATATATTCACTAGCAACAGGTAATCCAGTTGTTACAGGGGCAACCATTTCATCTACATGGGCTAATGCAAGTTTATCTGATATTGCAACTGCGCTAACTGGCTCTATAGCTTCTGATGGGCAAACAACTGTAACTAATAACTTACCTATGGGCAACTATGCTCATACCGGTGTTGCTGCTGCTACTGTAAGAACAATGTATGCGACTGCTGGACAAGCTCAAGATTCTGCCTTTACTTTCTTAACTAGCCCTGCTGGTACTAATACAATGACCGCTATAGCCTCTTTGGGGATGTCAACCTATGTAACAGGTCAGCGTTTCTTTTTTGTAGCTCCTACAACCAATACAGGGGCTTGTACTTTAAACATTAATGCTATTGGTATTAAGAGTATTACTAAGTTAGGAACTACGGCATTAGTTGCTGGAGATGTTATTTCAGGTGCAATAATTCAAGTAGTTTATGATGGTACTGAATTTCAATTATTAAATCCACCAGCATTGCCTTCTGGTGTAATTACTATGTGGTCAGGCTCTATTGCTTCTATTCCTGGCGGATGGTATTTATGTGATGGCACTAATGGCACACCTAACTTACGTGATCGTTTTATTGTAGGTGCAGGCTCTACTTATGCAGTTAATGCGACAGGCGGCAGTGCAGATGCTGTAGTTGTAAGTCATAGCCATACATTTACTGGCGATGTATTACCAACCCATAGCCATACATACCCTTTAGCCAATACAAGTAGTTGGAATGTTAGTCTTAACAATATTAATATGTACACAAGTAATGGTTCATCGGGTACAACACAAGCAGTTTCAGCAGGTACTCCATCGGGTACAAACAGTACAACAGGTGTAAGTGGCACTAACGCTAACTTACCGCCTTATTTTGCACTTGCTTATATAATGAAAGCCTAAACAAACGTAATTCAATAATAATACTAAGGAAAGATGATGGATTCAATAGATCGTGTAGAGTATGGCAGAATGTTAGCCACAGTAGCTTCTTTGGAAAAAAAGATAGACAAGATGGAAACATCTCTAGACGAACTATTAGCTTTAGCTAATAAAGGTCGTGGTGGATTTTGGGCAGGGATGATGATTGCTTCTCTTATAGGCGCAGTTATGTCTTATGTTTCTAGGTTTATATTAGGACACTAAAATGCTAACTTTATTCACAACACTAATCTCATTCTTAACTGGTGGCTTACCTAAGCTACTAGACTTCTTTCAAGATAAGACTGATAAAAGCCATGAGTTAGCTATGGCTCAGTTACAGTTTACACAACAGTTAGAATTACAAAAGGCTGGATTTTCACTTCAGAAAGACCTTGAGGAGATAAAGTATGACGAGATACAGACGCAGACTGCGGCTAGCGAAAGGACAGCGCTCTACCAACATGATATTGAAATCGGCAAAGGTGCGTCTACTTGGGTCATTAATTTACGTGCTATGGTACGGCCTGCTATTACTTTTGGCTTGTTTGGTCTTCTTGTATGTGTTGAATTGTTTGGATTCTACTTCGCAGTACACACTGGAACGACATATCAGCTTGCAATGAGTAACTTGTGGTCTAGTGATATGCAGACAGTATGGGCAAGTATCGTTGCCTTCCACTTTGGCACACGTGCATTTGCTAAATAGGAGTTAGTATGGACTTTGCTAAAATTATACCAATGATTTTTCCAGTATTGGTGGCTGCGGTTGGGTGGATGATTTCTAGTGTTAATAATATGCAAGGTGATTTGATTGACATTAAGTCTAAGATGCCTGCATTAATAACCCCACAAGGTGTACCTACTGACAGCCCATTATCTGCTGAAGCACGTAATAAAATGAAAGAAGAAATAAATAACAAGATAGGTGAGATAAACGTACGGGTTCGTATTTTAGAAGAACACGATAAAGATAGAAAATGAAAACTTCAGAGGTTGGGATAAACCTAATCAAGCACTATGAAGGCTTCTACAGCACACCGTATCGCTGTCCTGCTGGTCTTTGGACTATTGGTTACGGGCATGTCATTAATGGCGGTAGGGTTCTACCAACTGATTGCAACAGAGTTTTCTTAAAGAGTGAGATAGATGAGTTACTTATTGCAGACCTTAAACGATTTGAACGAGGCGTTAGTTTGTACTGTCCTGTGCAACTTACACAAAGTCAGTTTGATGCTCTTGTTAGCTTTAGCTTTAATCTTGGTTTGGGGACACTCCAAAGAAGTACAATGCGCCAAAAGATAAACAGAGGCGACTTTAAAGGGGCGGCAAAAGTCCTACTTCAGTATAACAAAGCAGGCGGCAAAGTTCTTAAAGGGTTAGACTTGCGCCGTAAAGATGAAGCTAGGCTAACATATCCGAGTTAATCGTAAGCCTTGATACTTCGCCATAGTCTTTAGAATACGTAATCACTTTAGCATCACGACCTGATAAATACCCACCTCTAGCACCATAAGCATCATTGGCAGCCAGTGTTCTATGTTGCTCTACAATCATTAAATTGTTCTCTTTAACGTCTACGTGGTGTAAATGTCCCATGTGTGCGTAAGCATGCTTAGTTCTGCCAAACATCTCTCTAAACTGACTAGCAAACACATGAGATACATTGGCTACATTCCGCTTATGTCCGTGATGGAAGAACAATGCAGTCTTACCAAACTCATAAGCATTGTAAGGGTTAGGGCTAGTGTCTACGCTCACTCTAGGTTCATTCTCGTATAGCACACTAAACCATTCTCTTAACCATATCTGGCTTACTGGATCGTGGTTAGCATCTGCCATAATGATGTGTAGCTTTTGGTGTTTCTGTAATAACATTGTTATAACATTACGCAAGATTCTAATAGACGCTCTGACTAACTTAGAGAACCGACTATCTACGTCTAATAGGTGTTTACTGGCTGGTGTAACAGCATCCATGCCGTCAAAGTGTAAGAAGTCGGATAGCTGTGCAAATATCGCTGTATCTGCGTTAGGTGACTGGTGAATAGCTTGAGCAAACCACTTAACAATTAGTTCTTCTGCTATTTTTAAATCCCAGTTCTCACCACACTCCTCATCCCATGCAAGCATGCCCATGTGGTAGTCCGTAATCACATAGCAGTTAAGTAACTTATCGTTACCTAATGGGGGTGGTAGTGTTGCGGCTAACTTAGGTATATCTTCTTTCAATGCTTCAATAGCTTCTAGCATGAATTGCTCACGCTTGTCTGCATCTACGGTAGACTTAACCCATTGACCACTAGCCTTACCTTCTGCATTATAGTATGTTGAGATACCCTTAACTGTGAATGGCGATGGCACAACCCTAGTCATATCATGCTCTGGAGAGTAACCAGCTAGTGCTGCTTTCTTTCTGACTGACTTCATGCCCTGGTCAATGCAAGCAGGATTGATACCTAACTTCTTAGCTGCCTTACGATTTGACCCACACTCATTAATCGCATCTATATACTCTTTCTGTTTCTCTGTGCAATATGACTTTAACTCTACATCAATTTGGGGTTTCAAAATATACCTTTATCATTAAGTCGGATTTAATACTTATTGTTATATTTTACAAAGCCTATAAATAATTCAGCTAGACATATAGTAAGAAAACCGCCCCACCATATCCAGTTGGCATTATTTAATGCAAGAAAGAACGCAGTCATAAAGTAAATCATTATCTATTCCTTTCGTACATCTCTTTATCATGCTTGATGGCCTTCATACCACGTAACAACAATACTTCAAAGCCTAACTGCATTAAATATTGCTTACCTTCATCATCACAATCTAGCTCTACCTGACCACTACCATCAGGGTTATCAACAATATTGCCTATCATCTCAATTTTCATTTGCACTCCTATGTATTACATTTTTGGGTTTAATTAAATACTATCTAGTGCTATCCGAATATTTAGCAACTTTAATAACTTTAAAACCATT